TCCTTATCAACTCTATTGTGAATTGCATAAACTTGGCGGAAAAGAGATCTTTCCTTATACCGAAGGAGATAAAAATGGGATCGTTACTTAGTGGGCCTAAAATTCCGGGTCCAGACCCAGAACTTGTAAAGCAGCGTGAAGAAGCTGAAGCTAAAGCAAAAGCTGAAGCAGCAGAACAGGAACGCTTAGCTAGAGAAATGGAACGTAAAAAGCGTGCGAACCTTTTAGGTGCAAAGTCTCTCCAAAGTGAAGAGATGGAAGGATTTACTGGTTTTAAAAAGATGGGTAGTTCTAAGCCTGTAGATCCAACAAAAGGTATAGAGCAATGAGAAGAACTGATGACGGTCAACCCACCCCTGCAACTATGGGTCCAGAAAAAGAACTTGCCCGTGTTATGGATAAGTTCAAAAGAGCGAAATCTAGATGGTCATCTTGGTCTGATATATGGGAAGAGGCCTATGATTATGTTATGCCTCACCGTGAAAGCTTCTATCAAGAATCTCCTGCTCAAAGAAGAACTCAAAACATTTATGATGAAACCGCTGTAGTAGGTCTGCCTAAGTTTGCATCAAGGCTTCAACTTGGCTTCTTTCCTCCTAATGGAAGAGCGTTCAAGCTTGTTCCCGGCCCAGAGTTCCCAAAACGTGAAATAACCAAAGCTCTTCAAGCAGAGCTAGATAGAATAACTGATCTGCTGCATGAAGGTTTAAGAAACTCTAATTTTAACGCTGAGCTACACGAAGGTTTTCAAGACTTAGCGTTAGGCACAATGAATATGCTTTGCGAAGAAGGTCGCTTTTCTGGTGATCTTCACTTTACTGCTGTTCCCCCAACCAATTTGGCTTTGCTTCCCGGCAACATGGATACCGTTTCCGGTTGGTTCCGTTGGAACTATGATGGAATGGATATCACTGAACTCAAGCATAGATATCCAAAAGCTGAATATACAGAAAAGATGAAACAGGAACAGAAGAGAAACCCTCACAGGAAAACTAAAGTAGTAGAAGCTACTCTTTATGACCAAGCTGACAAGTTTAAGGATGAGTATACTTACTATCTAATATCTGAGACTGATAACTGTATACTCCAAAAGGCAACATTGAAAGGTAGAGGTAGCGTTCCTTGGATTACCACACGTTGGTGTAAATCTGGGTTTGAGGTTTGGGGCCGTGGCCCTGTATTGCAAGCTATGCCAGCAATCAAAACTCTTAATCTTACCGTTCAGCTTATTCTTGAGAACGCTGAGATGGCCATTGCTGGTAGCTATGTTTATGATGATGATGGTGTTTTTAATCCTGATAACATAACCATACAGCCCGGAACATTCATTCCTAGAAGCCCCGGCTCTAGCATAGATACACTAGCAGCTCCGGGAAGATTTGATGTTGCTCAACTGGTTCTAGATGATATGCGTAGGAATGTTCGTAAGGCTCTGTTTATAGACGAGCTTGACTCACGTCCTAACGCAAGAACCCCTTTGTCTGCTACAGAGGTTTCCGAACGTCTTGCTGATGTAGCAAGGGATATGGGTGCTGTTGCTGGTCGTATGCAAAAGGAGTTTATGACTCCTCTTGTAGAACGAATTATCAAAATCTATACAGATCAAGGTATTCTTGATATTCCAAAGGTAG